CATCTCCGCCAGATCGGGCATCGAGCGCGTCTGAAGTAATTTCGGGAATGTTCCGTCAGCAATGGCCTCCTTTACCGCTTTCGCGTCGTTCATCAGGTCCTTGACCTTCTGGGCACCTTCGTCAGCAGTAATTTTTACAGTTGAGGTGAGCCGGTCGTTGATGATCGGCGTCGGCACATTCGCCGCGGCGTCCACCTGCTGCTTTTCATCGAGCAGCGCGTGACCAGCATCGAGAATATGGTCAAGTGCGCTCATCACGCGGTCGTTAGCTGGGAGGCCAAGAATGTTCGCTACAAACTCTTTGAACTTGCCCCATAGCGAGTTCGGTTTGCCTACCTCAATCTTGTTGCCGTCAATGTCGATGCGACTGAGCATGTTCTGGGCTTCATGGTTCGTCATCGCCCAGGTGATCATCTCGTCCGGGCTCGCCTTAACCTGATCAGCCCAAACCGCGTTATTGGTGAGCTCAGGGTACGCTTTCTCAATCGCGCTCCTAATCTGGTCATGAAGGTGCCAGATGCGGTCGACAATCGGACTACCTTCAGGGGGTGCACCGGCCCAGAGGCCGTGCATGAATGCGTGCAACCCTTCATGCAGTAACGACTCTTCATTGAGGCCATGATCGCCGAACAGCCGGATCTTACTGGTGCCATCCGGGTTAAACTCAGTGCGCGCGGCAACCACCGCATCCTTTAGATTGCTCGCTGCAGGAACGCGTGATGGATCGAACGCCTCTCGAGTCATCTCGATATTGTCGAGCCAGCTAATGCCTTTCAGCTTGCCTGCGATCACTCGAGCCAATGGACTCGATCCGTTTTTCGACACCTCATCAAGCGCACCTTTAAAATCGCCGCTAATGAGCTTCAACCGAAGTGCCCCGGTAGCAGAGGTATTCTCAGGCTTCTCAAACTTATGATCTGGCACCGCGCGCTCAGCCAGGCGATCAAGAAACTGGCCAGTATCAACCTGACCGGCGCCGTGGAGTTTGCCGCCTGGTAGACGGTCGATCGCACCCTGCAGGTCATTCTTGTTGATCAAGGCATGGATGCGCAAACGGTCAACCGGCGAAAGATCGCCGGACAGGACTGCTGCATGCGCCTCATCGCGCAGCATCTGCTTACGCTCAGCATGTTGCTGGATAGCCTGCTCTGCACCGGCTCGCTGCTCGGCGTCGGTCTTATTCGCTAGGTTGACGTCGCCGGTACGTGGCTGACCGCGGTCAACCACCTCACCCTTAAACGGGGCTCGAGGCGGCTGTTCCTGCACCAATGCGCCTTGGCCGCTCTGGAAATAGCGGGCAGCGTCGTCGATCTCTTTGCCGGTCGCGCCTTCGCGGACCATGCGCTTCAGCTGCGCCTGCTCCTGTGGACGCATCGTCGAGCCATAAACCTGGTCGATCGCCTGGTTAAGGAACTGCATGTTGCGCTGCTTATCGGGAATGTTCGCCGACGCGACACGCTTACCTTGTGTGTCGGCCATGCTCTTGTCGAGCATATCTCCAGTCGCACGATCGCCACCGGCGCGGGTCGCAGCCCAGTCGGCGCCATCCTTGTACGCCTGCCAGTCCTGGATCGAGTCGAACTTGTTCTGCTCGACACCGCGGGCGCCATTATCGAAGGCCGACGTCTCAGTGCCGTTCAAACCGCGGGTCTGAGCCTCGGCGACTGCTTGTTCCTGCGCATCCGGCTCCTTGGCGAACGACTTACGCGCCAGATCTGCGCCTTCATCGGTGAGCTTGCCGTCGCTGTCGATGATGCCGTACTTCTGCGCCAGGTCGACGACACCCTTATATCCGTCGCTCTGACCTTTGCCGACATTGTCCTGCGCGTCGTCACGGGCTCCCAGGGCCTCGTAGAGGCGCATTTTAGCCTCGTCCTCGGTCGCCGGTGCATTATCGCCCTTGAGTGCGTCGATGGCTACTCCACGCTTGCTGGAGACGTCCTGAGCCCACTTCTTCTGGAACTCAGCATCTGTAGGCTGATCACCCCCTTCCGCGTTGGCCGGTGCCGCCGGCTCAGTGGTGCTCGTCTTATCGGTAGCTACGGCGGTTTGATCGACTTGCTTCGATACTCCCGATTTCTCGGTGTCCACCGCCTGGTCTGGTGCATTGACGTCCACCCCCAATCGATCAGCAAGCAGCATGTCGCCCTTGGCCGAGCTGCCATTCTTGAGTCGCTCCACCAGGGTCGATTTCAGATCGTCGATGTTCGATGCGTCGGAATAGGATTTGCGCGTGCCGACACCCTTCAAGAGGTCGCTGCGTTGATCTTCCCATTTGGGTGTTGCCGGAGCAGGAACAGCTGAACTTTGGTCCGCCACCCCCGACTTGTCGTCCCCAGTGCGTTCGACCGCTCCGACGCCTTCTTGTACCGCACCTTGGTTTAACGGTGCGTTAGCAGCACGATGCTCGGCTTCCTGATTGAGCAAGTCGAGGAACTGTTGATGCTGGTCGCTAAGATCGCCCTTCGCACTGAGCACATTCTGAGCTGTCGCCAGCTCATCGTCGGTCATCCCGCGGAACGGCCGCGAGGTATCGTCCTGCTCGTACGGCTTGGCCCAGCGAAGCGAACCCTGCTTGTCCTGGATGATCGTCGAACTGGTGATCGCCGGCTGTGCCTCAGGGATCGTCGCGTTGGCCACCACTCGATCGGTCGGCGACATACCGAGATTACGCGGCGTAGCGATAAGGTCGCCTATGCTAGGCGCAGTACGGCCAGCAGCATCGGTGAACATCGCCGGCTGCTGGGGTGGCGGCAACACAACCTGACTGCCGTCCGGGTTCAGCGCCTGGTCGACAATGCCGCCAAGATCCTGATTGGTCATGGCGCTTGGATCGGCAGTCTTGGCCACCCGGACCGCGCCGATGCCAGCTGCACCGGTGCCGATCACGCCGCCCATCAGCGCACCGCCAACCGCGGAGTCGACGATATTATTTACACGCTGACCTGTCGTCAGGTTCGGATTGGCTGCATCAAACAGTGCTGTCTGAGCGCCGGCGATCGGAGCCTGCATCGCACCAGTCATCAGACCGGCCTTGGCGATGCCCTTGAGACCGCCTTCACCGGCAGCATTGGCGATTAGCGCCTCAGCATGGCCCGGCATCCACGCCTGCATCGCTGCAAGCGCAGGAGTCATCATCAGCGCCCGAACAGGATTGTCGGTCGCCTGCATGGCCGAACCGAATGCCTGTGGGGCTGCAGCAGCCGCACCACCAAGCGCCTTGGCGCCGATACCTAAAATCTCAGCCTCTGGAGCCAGCGCAGCACCTAGCGCTGGAGCCGCGAACTGCGGCAACCCCTTGAGCACATTGTACGCCGTCCAGCCGAGCAGATGGCCGTTCTTGAACGCCTCGACCGGGCTGCCTTCGTACGTCGGATTGGAGGCCGCGGCAGCCTGCCGTTGACTTTCAGCAGCACCGGCGGCGCCGAGATCGCTCAGCGTCTTGGAGCCGAAGAGATCACCGATACCCTTGACCGCTGAGCTCAGCTGCCCGGCAGCCTCCTCCACACCGGACGTGAGCGCCGGTACGACCAACCCTTTGTTCGTGGTCGGTTGCGACGCCGGGAGACCGACATAATCGTCAGGGTTGAAGATGGGACCCGCCAACGAGAGTCCCCTTTACTGTCCCTGCACTTGCAGCGGCATACCTGTGGCAGCGTCGTTGATCGGGTTCGGCACCGAGGCCAGAGCGCGCAGATTGGCAAGAAGCTGTGCGTGCGCCTTACCGGTATCAGTCGCAGCGTAGGCCGGGTTCATCGCCATTCTCATCGCATAGTCGTTGGCTGACGACAGGTACTGTGCGCCTGCCTGCTCCTTCGACGTCAACGGAACCGGCTTCACTGCCTGCGGAACCGTGCGCGCGACCGACTCTGACAAGGACGCCAGCTGGTTGAGGCTGAGGCCGCCATTGTTCATCGCCGCGGCACGGATCACGTCAAGCGGCGTCGGCGGTGCAGGAGCACCTGAAGATGGTGCATCAGTAACAGCCTTGTCCGGATTGGATGCATTGAACTGCTGCACGAAATTCGGCTGCGTTGCGAGGAACGCTGGTGTGTACACCGGTGCCTTAGGCGTTGCCGGTGCTGCAGGTGCAGCTACCTTGGCAGGAGCAGACGCGGCCGGTGCTGCAGGAGCGCCATTGACAAGCCCGCGAACGAAGTCACTCACGCCCTGCTGGAGCGTAGGCTGAGCCATCACATAATTGTGAGCGCCGACCGCCATGTTCGCTGCGCCTGTAGCCAGCCCGTGCAGCCACGCGCCGATCGCATTCGCGGCAACGTCTTGAGCCATGAAATCCCCCTACCGCCAGCTCCAACCGTTCTTGCCAAACCCCCACGGCTGCGGAGCGAACAATTTCCTCAATACCAGCTTCAGTGCATTTTTAACATGCACCTCGAACGAATTTGCGAACTCCTGGGCTCGCTGAGCGTCGCCGGCGTCATGGTCGACGATACGAAGCGCCAGATAAGCCGCCCAGTCAAGCATCTCCAGATGATGATCCTCAGGAATTTCAGGGATCGCCTGCAGGTCACCTGGAGTAAGGTCATCGAGTGGGTAACGCACCACCCGCATATTGATCACTGTCCCTGCGGCAGTCGCATCGGGCGTCGGAAAAATGCGTAGCGTGACCGTATTACGGCTGCCACCATCGCCCTCGACCAACTCTTCGTCGGTAGCGAATGCTAATGGTGTACCAGGGGGCATCGTGTAAAAATGGCTCGAGTCCCACATCACCGGGTTAGGTGGTGCATAAGTGCCAAGCGCCCAGTGACCGGTACGCACCAGATCCACCTGCGCGGTGCTGATCTTGGCGGTCAGGACAGTGATGATCGATGAGTGAAGGGTATACTCGGTCTGACCTTCGATGAGCGTCAGGTTGACCACTTCAGGCGTCGAACCATCACGGATGACGTATGCGCGGCGCGCGAAGCGCTTCTGCGCCTCATTAATGTAGCGGACCAGAGTGTCGTCCGACCAGAGATATGTCGGGTTCGTGCCGCCGGTATAGGCGCTACGATCGAACAGCATGTTGTTGCGGAGCTCGTCGAGAAGGTCAGCTAACTTCATCGACGAGCTCCCCCCTCGTTCAGAGAGCCGCAGCTCCCACCCCCAGCGAGGATATTACTCCGGGTTTTCAGGCGCTGCAACCCGTCGATACGGAAAGCGCATGCGTTCACGGTGGCCGATCACCCGCTTGGTCGTCTTGTCGGTCACTGCAACGCTCGTCACCGCCTGGTCAAGAATATCGAGCAGGAAATGCGGGATGTGGATCGGTTCGCCGGGGACGAGCAGGTAGCTAGTACCGTTGTGGCCCATCATCAGGCCCGTCGGTGGAATGTCATCGTTGTCCTCGAGGATGATCCACACCCGCTCCGGCATGCCCTTGGCCGCCTTCTTCGCTACCGGTGCCTTCTCAGCAGCTCCAGTGTTATTACCAAGCTGCGCAGCAAGATCTTCACTCATCTACTTGTCCTTCGTTTTAGACGCGACGTCGAACGCGGTCGAGTACGCGGTGTCGTCATCGTCGGGGAACATCTTGTCGATATTGGTGGTGATGAAGTCCGCCACTTCCTTCGGGGTCTTGAAGGTGAACTTCACGTGCGGGTCACGCCAGGGTGTAACCTTACCGTTCTTCGTGAGGGTCATTTCACCCTCACGGTTCTGCTTTTTGATGTCAGGATCGGTGACTTCGACGATATAGCCGTTCTGCGCGCAGCTGATCCGGATTGTCGTGTCGTCCATCATCGCCGACCCCCTGTAAGATGTGGGGCTCGGGAAGTTGCCCGAGCCCCTGCCGGCGCGCGTTAGCGTTCCGCGACCCAAGAGATCGCCTTGCCGCTGGCTCCTAGCGCCGCTGACAAAGTGACCGTCTTGTTATCACTGTTGAACAGGATCGCCGACGTAGTGTCGATCGCAACCGTGGGCGTACCTGTGATCTTGATCGAAGCATTCGTCGCCATGTCCTTGGTCTTCTCCCAGATGATCGTGTCGGTCGCGTTCACGACCTTCATTCGAGTCGGAGAGAAACCAATCGTGATCGTGGTCGCAGCACCGTCCCCGGTGAACGAGCCTGACGCCGTATCACTAATGTGGTTCCGGCTGTCGACAGTTGCAGTGGCCATTTCAAAACCCCCTTGTGAGACTTGCGTGAACAACGGGGGCCGAAGCCCCCGTCACCCCAATTAGGCCGTGCAGCCGACCTCAAGCCGGGCCATGAAGCAATCCTGGAGGATCACCGTCGATGTCCACAGCTTCCAGCCGACCGTGCCGCGCTGAGCGAGCGGATCGCCTGGCGCCGGCTTCGGATTGACGACCATCGGCGTCATCGAGCTCTTGCCCTTCAGCGGTACGATACCGAAGGCATCGCGGCCGAAGACCAGGATCGGATAAACATCGACGTTCGAGCCCGAGGTCGAACGAAGGCCAGTCGAACCCACCGCGCCACCGGCGTCAGTCCACGGTGCGATGACCGTCGACTGAAGATACCGGACCTGCTCAACCGAGCCAATCTCACCCTCGAACGGCGACGTATGCGGACCATAATCCGACACCGGCACGAACTTCAGGTTGTTGTTGGCGTCCTTCATGCTGCGCAGATCGGACTCGAGATCAGGATGGCAAACCGCCATGTACGCCGCCTCGACCGACTTCGTATTGAAGTCAGGGTTGGACGCGACCACCTGGCTGATCTTCTTGGCATTCTGCCGATTAAGGCCGGTCGTGACCCGACGCTGATCGGCTAGTGCGACCGCGGTGACGATGCTCGAACGGCCAGCCACGTTGTTCGCGTAGAACACGTTGACGCCAGCCTTGAGCACGTTGAACCGCAGCGTCTCGACAGTCAGAGCTGCCTGCTCGCCAAGGATGTCGGTGCACTGCGCCAGGATGTCGTCGGTGTGCGTGTCCATGATCACGTCAGTGATCTCGATGAAATCACCGTACTGGGACAGGCTGACCGTATAGTCCTGGTTGGACAGCGAGTTACCCTGCGGCGTCACACCTTCGGTCAGCGGCGTGGTCGCCACCGGGAAGAAGTACGCGCTCGAAGGGCTGCCGTTACCTGCCGCGCCGGTCGCGCCGGTGAGGAAGTAACGACGGAACTTAGCCGTCTGCGTGCTGTTGGTCGGCAGAGGATAAGTCTGACCGAACTTCTCGAGCTGAAGGTACGGCATCGCGCGCTTCAGCATGCGGACGACCGAATAGGCCGCAACCGCCGGTGAAATATCACCATAATTCATGGAATGTCCCCCCTAGAACAAAGAGCTCAACCAAAGTCCTTGGCGAACTGAGCCCACCCATCGTCAAACGACGTCGGATCGCCCGAGCCCACCACCTCGGACCGCTTGGACTCGACTGGTGCCAGCGCTTCAGCCGCTTTCTTGGCCTCGCCGGACAGCTCGTTTGTCCCACCAGTCTTCTGACCAGTACCGCTCCCCGGCGGTGCAACCTGGCCAGTTGCCTGGCGATAACGGTCTACTAAGTCCTTAACTTCGTCGACCGTCCCTTCGGTGATAACATGCTCGTACGCGGTCTGTAAATAGGCCGGTTGCGTCTTGACCCAATCAATGACCTGCTGTCGAAGATTGTCGCTATAGTCGGTGACGGCAGCACGTACATCAGAAAGGTGTGTACGGCCAGCGAGAGAGTCGAGCGTATCCCTGAGCGGGTCGACATATTTGCGTACCTCCGAGAAGACGAAGTCAAGGAGCTGCTTATATTCTCCTTGCCGGCGCATACCCTCGAACTTAGCCACATCCGGCCAGTCCTTCTCATACTGGACGAGCTCGGCTGCCTGCTCGGGCGTGTACGGACTCTCCGGTTGCGCCGCCGACGTTTCGGTCTTGGCTTCGGCCGGCTTGGTGCTGGCCGCTTCGACTAGCTGTCCGAGCTTGTCGAGGATCGCATCAGCGTCGACTGGTGCAGCAGCGGCTGGAGCTGCAGAGGTAGTGGTGCCGGCATCTCTAGCAGGCTTGCCTGCCTCTCCAGCTCCATCTCCGGCAGCAGGCGCGGCCGCGGGTTCAGCAACCTTCGCAGTCCCCTTATCGTCAGCCGCGGCAGCTCCAGTGCCACTACCACCAGTATCGTCAGTGCTGCCAGGTTCAACCACAGCAGCACCTGTACCTCCAGTATCATCGGTCCCACCCTCGGTAGCGGCAGGAGAACCGCCCTCATCCGTCGTGGCCGCTGACGCGGCGGATGCTGGGGTGCCCCCCTCCGGAACGGAGAACTGCGCGAACGCGGCGTCGAAGTCGTCGGGGGCCGAGGCGGCCTGAGCACTCGTAGTCACTGATTATCTCCTGGGCGCGCAGATACTGGCGGACGCGTCAGCATCAGGTAGAGCTTGCGGAAGGCTCGCGCTTCACCTTGCAAGCGTAGAAGATCATCGGGGTCGCACTCGACCATCACATGTGCCGCATCGTCGATCATCAGCTGGATCAGCTCCTTGATCGCGTAGGCATCCTGGTTGCGCGACTCGCAGAGATCACGCGCCAGCTCCATTACCCGGAGCTTGCGATCCTGCTTTAGAGTTGTTCGGGGTAGTACCGGTGCCATCACCATTCACTCCGTCGGGTAGTCCATGCTCGAGGATACCGATCGCCGTCTGGGTTGACGTAGCGTCGGCCGCGGCGCTGTTCTTCTGGCCCTGCGTGATATTTTTGAACGCCTGACTGAGGAACTGACGCTCCTGCGCAACCTGGAGCCGCGTGGCGATATCCTGGGCCTGAGCCATCTGCTGCTCACGAAGCTGTTTCTTGCGCTCAGCTTCCTCCTCAGGCACCAGTAGCGAGCTCATGTCACGCACCGCGAAGCGCATTTCGACAAACTTGCGCTCATCGATGTGGTCGCGCTCCTCAGGCGTCAATGTCGTCGCCAGCTGGTCGAGCTGGATACCGCGGACCTCCTTGGCAATCAGGCTGGTCGCGCCGCGAGCGACAACGTTGTAGGTCGCCGGCTGCGTCAAGTCCGGGTTAAACTTGCGGTTGAACGCCACCAGCGCTTCGATCATCGACTGCTTGTAGCTGTCGAAGTTGCGGATGATGTCCTTGAACGGCAACGCCGCTTCACCGCGGAGCATCGAGGCGCCGGCCGCGGTGCGCATCGGCTCTGATGGCATCTGCTGCATGTCGCCGCCGGTAGCCGGTCCGACGAAGCTCTCCGCATCAGCGAAGTCCATGAACAGCTTGATCAGGCTCTCGAGCTCAGCAAGATGCCCGTCGATGTCGACCTTGCGCACCGCGGGGAACTGAGCCGTCGGTCCGTCATCATCGCGCAGCCAGATCTTGTACGCCTCGATCCCGGAGACGTCCTGACCGGCCTGCATGAAGGCGGTATTGACCTCGATGTTGGGTCCGCAGGTGACCGAAGCATTATCTAGCGTCATGCGGGTCGCCGCGGCGATCGACATCACACTGTCTCGGATGACGTACGGCAGCCCGTTGGCAATTGGGGAGGTATCGTCCTCGTCGAAGCTGAAGGTGTGGACCGTTTTAACCTCGAGACCGAGCTTGGCCCACGGGTTCATGTCCGCCTTGATGACCGTCTGGTCGATCATCCAGATCTCGGCATCGATGTCGTCGGCCAGCTTGTCCTCAGGGATCTGGACGCCGCACTGCTCCAGCTTGCGTGCACTGACCGGCCCCTTCCAGACGATGATCTCGTACTTGGACTGGGGATCCTGCTTCATCGAGTCGTTGACATGGGCCTTAGTGCCCATCGAGCGCAGCTCAGCCTCGAACTCGCGCGGCTTGTAATTGCCCTGGCTGTTGTTCGATAGGTACTTCTTGACCTGATCTGGAAAGAAGCCGTCGCGATTGGCGAGCTTACGCACCTGGCTCTTGCCCATGATCTTGCGCAGGAAATAGCCGTCGCCCTGGCCGAGGATCTTGGCGCTCATGTCCGGGTAGAAGTCCCACACCGGGCAGAAGTCGTACTGCGGTTTGCGCACCTGCCGAGTGATCGGCTTGTAGGTGATCTGACCACCTGGCTGAGCAGGCACGCTGCTGACCCATCCCTGGGTCTCGACCGTGCGCACGTAGGGCCCCTCGAGCACTCCCAGGCCGTAGAGGATACCACTCCACGCCACCTTGCGATCGAGCGCGATGATGTCGAGCGTCTGGTTGCCGCCGATCTCGTTGAGCTGGCCTTCGATCAGTGTGCTCAGCTGATCGGCCCGCTTGTCCGCCAGCTGCTGGATCGCATAGTCGAGCATGTCCTCGGTAACCGGCGTGGCAACACCTTGAGCCTGGCGCTGCTGGACCATATCGGCCACCGCCTGAGCGACGTCCTTGGGGTCCATGTCGTGGCTCGACGATGCGGTCAGCTCCCAGTTCTTCTCGTTCCCGGGGTACATCAGGTTCATGATGCGGCTCAATGTCGAGATGCACTTGATGCGCGTCACCCTGGGATATGCGCGCGACCGCTGACCGCCGATCTCCTTCTCGATCTCAGGGTCGTAGATACCAAGATACTGCCTGAGGTTGCGCGTCCACTTGAGCTCGACCAGGCGCCGGTCCTGGGCATAGCGCCCGAACAGGTCCGAGAACTCCTGACCCAGCTGAACAAGAGTGTTACTATCGATCTTGCGGACCGGCGCATCGCTGCCTGGAACGGGAACCGCCGGCGGCTTATTGTCTTCAATCTGCGTGGCCTTGGCCGGCTCAGCCGGTGCGGCCTTCCCCCCTCGGGCCATTCAGTCCCCCTCAGCGCACATGGTACGACCGGCCACTAAAGCGCGCAGTAGCGATGGCCGGCTTTACCCCAGGAACAGCATATCGCTCATTACGCAGCGACTGTCGATGAAAATATCTGCACAAATATCCGAACCCGTCGCCTGGGTGAGAGTAAGGGTTCTTCTCAGGAGTGCCGTTCTCGTTCTTGATATTCTCATTCTTGTCTAACGCGTAGCGCCAGCCGCCGCGGAGCGCGCGGACCAGCACAGGGCATGCTACAGCGTCGATGACCAACGCTGGCTTGCCGTTCACCAGCCGGGTCGAAAAGTGCTCGATAGCGTCGAGCCTCAGCGGCAGCCGGTTGTTCGACTCGACCTTGACGGTGAAGCCCTTACGCTTGAGGATGTCGATCGCGGTCTTCTCGTCGTTCTGGGCCCGGTTGGCCGCGGCCGGATCCGGTGCAACGATAAACTCGGCATCTGGGAAATTACGTCTAAGGTAAGGCTGCAGCCGCTCGGAGATCAGCCGGCTCGTGCCATAGCCGGACTGGACCAACTCACCCAGCACCATCAACCGGCCATCGAGGTCCTCCTGACCGAAGATCAGCGCCGATCCGCCTAGCCCGGGATCGAACCCAGCGACAACAGGCAGGTGCGGGTTGTAGAGCAGACGTCCCTTGGACAGATGCAAGTCCGGCTGGAATGTGGGCACCACGGGCTTGCCGGCGACCGAAAATCCCCAACATGCCTCGAGATACTGCTTGACCCACGCGTCCGACTTTCCCTTGGCCTGATTGGTATAATACGCCGGTCCGCCAGGTAGGTTTTCAATGTTCTCGGCGTTGGGCGCGAAGCCGCTAGGCTGAAGGAAATAGCGAGCGTTGCGAAGTGGTCGGCCCAGGAGCTGGTCAGTAGCGATCGCTGCGTCGAGATCCTCGCCTGGCTGCATGTGGATCGCGGTGTTATGAAGATAGTCATACCACCAATTGTCCTCCGTCGACGGGTTAGACGATCCCCACATCCCCCAGTTGGTGCAACCGCCCATGACTGCGCTCGGATAGCGCCCGCAGCGG